CTTTTCCCGCCACTCCTGGGGTTTCCTGTTCTTTAACCAGAAGATGATTGCGGTAATGTTGGGCGGATGCCATTTTCCCTCGCTGTCCACATATCCTGTAGCCAGCCGGTAGAGGGAGTTTTCTACCTGGTAATCTGCTACATCCTTGCTCTCTTTTAGGGCCTCCGAAATCTCCGGATGGTCCTTCTTCCACTGGTACAGCGTGGAAGTGCTGATATCCATGTTTTTTGCGATTTGTTGGTCCGTCAGACCAGCCCTGGCCCACCCCCGCAGCAGGATCAGGCCGTCAGGTTCAAGCCAGCGGCCATATTTCCCTTTTGCCATAGGTTCACCTCGGCTGATTCAGGCATGAAAAAACCGCGGGGGTACCGCGGTTGGTAGATAGTTATGATTGTTTTCAGGCAAGGCCTTCAGTAATCAATAGAAGGATCGCTTCTGTCAGGAGCTTCTCTAAATTTTACACCCATCAGGATACACTGGATCATATGGTTTCCCACTTTTGATATGCTTTTTAATTGTCTTGATGATTCTTTCATCTCCCCAATCCTGAACATCCATTAAAGGAAAATACTCTCCAAACATCTTATAATATTGCTCTACGACCAGCTCGAACTCGTTTTTATTTACCATCTTTTTTCCTCCTTTGCACTGGCTTCCGAAATCATTTTCAAATATACCGCACTAGCCTTCGGCAAATATTTGTTCAGCAATCTCAGTGATTCTTTGTTTACCAAATGAGCACTTGTAAATTCTGCAAATGCTTCTGTTCCTATGTCTTCAGGATCGTTCCAATATGCTTTTTTATGCCCCCACCCGCAATGAATTTTATCCTTTGTGGCTCCTTGTAGAATGTCAGAAAGGTCGCTCCATGCTTGCTGACCAGTAGGATCACTGTTTCGGACTTCATTACGAATAAATTGGTAAGCATATCCTTTTCTGTATTTAAACCAGCTGGGAATTTTAGTCACAGGTACTCCCCATAAATCTGTCTTTGAAATAAATCCGTTATCTTGGAACCATTTTAAATCCCCGTTTGCAAGGTGATCCTTAAATTCGGCTTTTAATCTTTTGTCCGTATTTTTAACTAGTTCATTTACATCGTCTTGAATTGCTTTGATGAATTCACCATTATTATACGACGTTGAATAAAATCCGCCGTGCCCATTTCCATAACCAGATAACTGGCGGTCCAAAAAATGTCCATGTTCGTGGAAATAAGTCTGACGCGCTTTTCTACCTGTTCTGTCTTTTGAATCCCCTTCTATATCAAAGTATGTGTCAAGCCCCAGCATATATGCCCCTCCCTTATGGTCAGGATGTGGCCTAGCTTTATACTCTAGCGCATTCCATAACGTCAAAAACTCAGGAGAAGCTTTTTTCAGGCATCCTTGGATATCTCGAATATGCTTTTCATCGCATTTTCCAGATAAAGAGGTAAGAGCTGATATTCCCTTTTTAGCTGCTTTTATTTTTTGTGTATGGGATTCTTTTTCTATTTTCTGCATCTGTTGGTACAAATCGTTGTCTTTTCTTTGGGTATCAGCATCCCCTGTGCCATTTCTAATCTGATTCCCATAAAATGCATACTGTACTCGAAGCTGCTCATACTTTTTCTTGCTGTCTTCAAGATATTTGGATAATTCTTCCTCAGAATTTATTATAACTCCAGATCCTTGTATTTTTGTCGCCCCAGAAGCGACATTTTGCGGAATCGTCCCTGAGTTGTTTCGTTTCTTCAATATTTTCTTTAAAGAACGAATCAGGGCAAATCCCGCCTGTGGCGAATACATCCCCTCATACATTCCCTTGATTCTCAGATCAATTCTCTTTTGAGTTTCAGGCGGAATAATATATTCTTTATTCAGATCAGACAGAGCTCTGGCAGCTTTCCCAATTCTGTGCATTTGCTCCTTGGATGGAACCATCCAATAAGGTGTCTGTCCACTTTCAGATGCCGTTTTCGGCCCGATGTATTTCGGGAGTGGTGAGCCGCCCATGCTCCCCTTCTTTCTCCCTGTCCAGGTATTCCCGCGGAACTTTCCACCGGCCCCGCCATCAATCTTTCCATTCGTCAGATGAACTTTACTGCCGTTAATAGTTCTCCAATGTTCCGGGTTTGGGTCTCTGGGATAGACTTTATCTAACGTTAGTCTGGAGAGTTGGAGTCCGACTAATCGGAATTTCAGTTTCAGTTTTCGCCAATCGTTTATCATAAGTACTCACCGCTTTCTCCAGAACATTAAATACCTGCATGCTATTGGAGGAGCCGGCAGGATTCGAACCTGCGGGGCCCTTGGGCCCGTCTGTTTTCGGGACAGCTGCCATCATCCGCTCGGCCACGGCTCCGTGTAAAAAGAAAGGACCGCCGGGAAGCGGTCCTTCCCTCTGGATGTGGGAAAATCAAGAGGGACTTTGCAATGGTGACCACCCGGCACGCACTTCCAAATGGTCACGCTACCATTGTATCACGAGAAAACGGGAGAAAACGTTTAAAATCTGTCTAAATTCTGTCTAAAAACTGTCATAAAACTGCTAATCTCGTTAAAATCCGTACTTTTTCTCGTTGTCCATGGAAATATAAATATTTCCTCCCGGCAAGAATAGGGATCCTTCTTCCGGGTATGCTTTGGGGCCAAAATACATACCCGTCATCTTTTTTACGGCGCGGCGGAAGCACAGCCTGCAGCTCGACTCAGACATGTTGTTCCGCTGCGCAACGGCAGCCCAGCTCTCATTGTCGATTCCTTTCTTTTCGACGACATCCCGTTCCGTCGCCGTCAGTTGGTCCAGACATGCATCGATACACTCGATCACTGGCCGGTAAGACAGATACTCTTTTTTTAGCTTGATGATCAGGGCTTCGTCTTCTTCCCTCTTGATGCAGTGGGCCTCCTCAGGAGATGGCTTATCCCATCCGCCGCTCCCTCCGCTGTCGTAAGTGAAGCGGGTAGTTTTGGGAGCTGCCGGCAGTCTCATCCTGGCTTCGATGTCTTCAATCCTGCGCTTGAGGTTTTCCGTGTATGTGCTCCACTGGATATAGTTCCTCAGGTAGCTTTTTATGAGCCTCTCGTAGTCGTTGTTATACATTCCGTCACTCCCGCTTTCCTTTGGTGATCTACTTCGTCGGCTTCCCGTACCGAATTTCCCGGAGCATCTTCAGACACTGGACTGCTTTGTCCAGATCCTGGGCTCCATTCTTTTTGGGAAACCGGTACATATACTTCACGGTGCACCCAAGCAGATAGGCTTCCACGCCTTCGGACCCTCTAGTCATAGCTCTCACAATATCGATGGCTTCCGTCCCTCGCCAGGTGTAATGGTTCGGGTGCCGGATCAGATCCTCCTTGATCTTTTCTTGCGCTTCTGTGCTTTGCGGGCATGCCCATATAATGATATACTCAGGCGTAATCCTTATATACACCTCCCCATCATCCAGGATAATCTCTTTGCATTCTTTGCTTTCTCCCATGTCACTTCTCCTTCTTTGCTCTTTTGATGTGATTTATCATACGCTGGAGCCTGATCCGGCCAAATCCAAACTCCACGTGTAGGGCATCGGAACAATCGCTGATACCCTGGTTGTATATTATGTCGGTGTACTCAAGCAGCCACCGCCTGAAGTTGGGCAAAGGCATGGCCTTGAGCTGCTTTAGCTGCTGCCTGCTGACCCCCGGGATCCGTTCACCCTCCACGGGCCGTCACTCCTCTCTTGGCCTCCCACTCGTCACGGGCCTTGTCCAGGCTGGCATACCAGTGCTTTACAAGGTCAGCTTGTTCTTTAGAGTCGTCCCCGTCGTAGACGATGCCATACAGCCCACTTGACTTGTCCCAGTAAAGGAAATCGTTTGTCGCTCCGATCCGATATACATGCATCACTTCCGCCCCCTTATGAAGTCAGGATGCAGCTCATATAGCACGCTCTGGTCCGGATCTAGGGGCATCACGATGATTTCCGCGCGGGGATTCACCTTGTCTATCCCGGCGATCTGGCACCCGGTCAACCTGGCGATATATCCATCGTCCGCCAGGATCTCTGCGTCCTGGAGAATGTCGGCCGTTGCCTGGATCAGCCCCATCAGATCCGGCCATCCTTTCCGGTTCGGCATATAGTACTCCACTCTCAGGTTCACGGGGCATGCCAGCGGGATGTCCGG